CTGCAAATGAACTTGCTGATGGTTTAGATAAAATTTGGGATAACGAATGTCGCAGTCCTATTGTTTCAAAATCTGCGGATATGCTACGTCAACAACAAGCTGAACTTGATGCTTTCAAATTAAATTACTACAACTTAGGCTACAGTTTGCAACTAAAAGATAAAGACGAAACCATTAAGCAACAACAAGCTGAAATAGAAGCGTTGAAAAAAGAACTAGCATTACTGAAAGCGAGTAAAAAATGAATGATTTATCAACGCCGTATTTAACATTACAACGATTAACTAAAGAAATGTATGAACAATTAAATCGGCGTAATTACACCAGGGCTTATGAAATATCAATTGATATGGTTGATTTGGCCCAGCAAATGGAAGACATAACTAAAGGTTACCTAGATGCCCATATCAATAAAATTAAGTGATGATGAAATACAAATGGGTGTATTACAAGCAAGTTTGCGAATATTGCAATGCAAAAAAGACGGCAAAAAACATCGGTATGGGGCTAAAGAAACAGAAACCTGGCAAATGGGCATAGAAGGTGCCCTGGGTGAAATAGTTATTGCTAAACACTTTAAAATATTTTGGGGTAAAGGAAGTTATGGCGCAGATGACGTTGGGCCTTATGAGGTTAGACAAACACATCATGCACACGGTGCTTTAATAGTTCATCCAACTGATAAAGATGATAAGCGTTATTACTTAGTAACGGGGATTTTAGGTAATTACGTCATTCGTGGTTATATGTACGCTAAGGATGCAAAACAACAAAAATATTGGAGTGACCCCCAAGGAACAAATAGACCGGCATATTTTGTGCCACAAAGCGATTTAATAGCGATAATTGAGGAATGACAAAAAATGAAAAAGAATATTATGGAAAACTTGCCCGGCTTGGTTGTATCCTTTGCCGGCAAAACGGCATCAAAGAAATTGAAGATTCCCCAACCGAAATCCATCACATCAGAAAATTTGGTGGAAAACGTGAAAACGCTGAATGTATCCCGTTGTGTGCATACCATCATCGACTTGGAAATTCCTCAATTCACTTGCTTGGACGTAAAGGATTTCTGCGATATTGGGCGTTATCCGAGTACGATTTACTTGAAAAGGTTCAAGAACTTTTAAATGACCATCATTAAACTTCCTTATCCACCCAGCATGAATATGTATTGGCGCAATTTTCGTGGCAATACGGTATTAAGTGCGGCTGGCCGGGAATATAAAAAAGCGGTGTGGGCTTGTGTGCATGAACAAAAAATACCCAAATTCGCTAATAAACGGCTTGAGGTGACCATGTGGCTATATCCAAGGTCTAAGGTAGTCACCGACTTAGATAATCGCTTAAAAGCAGTTTTAGACGGTTTAGAAGAAGCCGGAGTGTATGAAAATGATGGCCAAATAGACGTATTATCAATTCAGCGTGGTGCAATGCGTAAAGGTGGCGGCATTGATGTAATGATAGAAGTGATTTAAACTATAAATATGGCATATGACGAATACAATATTTTTCCTACCCAGGAAGAACCCCCAAAAGACATACCAATAAGGGATGTTTTAAGAAATATTGTTTCCGGTTTTGAAAATAAAAAGAATTATCAAGACATAAGTGAAGCCGCTACAAGGGTAAAAGATATTATTCCTAACGTTACTGAATCATTGGGTAGGGGTGGTTTTGCACAAGCTGGTGGGGTTTACGGTGATATACGTGATTTACGTAATACTGTAAATAGCTATCAACCTAAAAGTTTAAAAAACATTACTCAAATAGCAGAATTTTTAAGCAATCCATATTTAACGTCAATTGTTCAAAGCGCACCAACTACTGAAAAAATATTAAAAGACGTACCACGCATGACTGATGCTTATGAAGGGTATAAACAACATGAAACTTTAGGTGAATTTATTGGCTCCGGTATATTTGGCGTAGGTAAAGATTTGGCATTGGCCACTAAGGGTATGCCGGTTGGTTTAAGTATGATTGGCCCTGAATCTAAACTTTGGAAAAAAACCATTGATGGTGTAAAACTTGAAGACCAAGCATTTAAAGCCCAAGTATTAGAATCTAAAGGAAAGTTGCCGGAAGAAATTTATAAAGATACTGGCATGGTCCGAGGCTTGGACGGTCAATGGCGTAAAGAAATTACTGATTTTTGGTCATCTATGAAAGGTGATAAACCATTTGGTCAATTATGGCAAGACAAACATCCAATTAATAAACCTGGTGTATTGGCAGAAGAATTACAAGCCGGAGTAAAAGTTGGCGATGTTTTTGAACATCCGGAACTTTTTAAACATTACCCGGAATTAGCTGAAATAAAAATTAAACCTCATAGTATGTCAGAACCATATAGAGGTGAATACAATGAAGGCACTAAAACTATTAGTCTTAGGGAAAATTTAACCCCTGAAGAAGCAAGGTCAGTATTGCATCATGAATTAACGCACGGTATCCAGGGCGTTGAAAACTGGAATCGGGGCGGTAACGTTCAAGCAATGGCTGATTGGATTGCTAGACAGGGTGAAGTTAAAACCAAAATGGCAGAAGCCAACATAAGACGTTTGTCAACGCAATTGGTTGAAAATCCAAATGTTAGAAATACTCCTGATTTTATGCATGAGTGGAATTTAGCACACGACCAATTAGATAAAGCCAAACAATTTAGCCAGCAAGACCCTTATGAAGCTTACAAGCATTTAGGTGGTGAAGCTGAAGCTAGAATGGTTCAAAAACGCTTAGGTTTAACTGAAGACCAATTAAAAGAACATTTTCCGTTTGCTGAAGGTCCACGTGGATTAGATATTAATCCTGATTTAGCAAAAATGACTGGATATGAACCTGGCGTTATTAATACACCTAATCAAAGCATAGAAAAACCTTATGCAGTAAGCACTAGGGTGCCAACCGCAGTAAAAGCTACTGAAGATGCATTAAAACAACCTTTACTTTCTGACTATAAAGCGTTTAGAGGCAATCAAGAAGCATTTTTGCATAACGTAGATTTAATTAAACAATATCCAAATTTGGCGTTGAAATCTAAAAATGCTGATGTTAATGCTGAAAAGTTTATTGAACACGTTAAAGATAATTTACTCTTTTTGCACGATAAAGTACCGGCAGATACCAGGGCACGTAGTAAGCTTTGGTATGAAGGTGCTAATAAAATAGCTAATGAAATGTCTAAAGATTACGGTATTTCAGAACCGGCCGCTTCCGGCATATTAGCCGTTTTATCGCCTCAAAAAGATTGGTTTATGAATGTATCCCTTGGTGAACGTGTAGCTTCTACATTGGCTCATAAACAAAAATTTAAGTGGGATAGCGCAATGTCTGATGTAGCCCGTGAAATTTATGGAAAACCACAATACGCCCCATTACTTAAAGCAATTGAAGGTAAACGATTAGAAGAACTCAAGGACCCTTTAGAAAAGGCCGTATGGATTAGAACACATGACCAAGCACACAACCCCAGGGAACACTTTGTTGTGACTTCTGAAGGTGATTTTAATGGTGTTAGAACTAAAGCTAATGGTGAGCCGGCTAAAACTGGCTGGGGTTCAAACAATGAAATAGCTAAAGCGGTTAGTATTTTTGATAATCCTACTCGTGAAAACATTCATGCTAGGCTAGGTGGTGAACATAAAGTTCGCAACTTTTACAACAATATTTATGACCCATTTAGCGAATTAGGGCATACAACTATTGATACCCATGCCGTGGCCGCCGGCCTTTTACGCCCATTATCAGGCAATACACGTGAAGTTTCACATAATTTTGGTTCAAACTTTCCTGGTGAAGTAGGTCCTAAAAATAGCGCATTTACTGGTAAAAATGGTACTTATGGCCTTTATCATGAAGGATATAAACGTGCGGCTAAAGAACGTGAAATATTACCCAGGGAAATGCAATCCATTACTTGGGAAGCGGTTCGTGGTTTATTTCCTGATACATTTAAAAATGCAAAAAACGTTCAAGAAATTGAAGATATTTGGAAAAAACACAAAAGTGGCAAAATTGATATTGATGAAACTAGAAAGCAAATACTTGAAAAGGCTGGGGGGATAAATGAACCTGAATGGAAACAGTAACGATTTTGTTTTGGAATCTATGAAAAAGCATAATATTCCAATTACTTTTGAAAATTACATGGGATTAGCATATCCCGAAGGATTACCGGAAGATTACGGGCATGAAAATCATATGCAACTTCCTGAAGAAATACGAAAAATGGTTGACAATGAAGGCAGTTAAGACAAAAATGTAGTTTGTAACATAACCCAACTTAGGAGAACTTACATGGGCAAAATGGATTCAATGGTAGGCACTAAAGGTGCTTCAGGCGAAAAAATGCCAAAGGGCGCAACTTCATCAGATTCAACTGGTGAACGTATGGGCAAAATTGTTAATGGCGTAGCAATGGGCAAAGAAGATATGACCGGCAAAGATGGTCTATTCAATACTGGCCGTACTGCTGGCGTATGTTATACACACACTCGTGATGCATACAAGTGTGAAGATGATGCCTGTTAATCATGGCTGAATTCACCGCAGATTTAAACCCCAAAAAAACCGGTAATATGGATTTGGGCGATTTATTGAAAATGGATGAAGCAATGTCTAAAAGTAGATTGTATAAAGATGCTATGAAAGCTAGAATACCTACACCAGCACCAGTAATACCATCAAATATGGTAAAAAGTTCCATTGATGATGTAGGCGTACCATTTAGATTTAACAATAGTCAAAAAGAATAAAGCGAAGGGCCTACAAGCGCGTGAAGCTTATAAGCCCTTCTAACCACAACAATTACTAGGAAATTGATATGGCTGATGTAGATTTTATATTAAAACCGCTGGCTGACAAAATAGTTGTCAAGCCGGATGTTCGTGTTTTAAGTTCTGTCATTCTTGTTAATAACAAAGAACGTGAAAACATGGGCACGGTTGTAGCCGTAGGACCAGGTAAAAAGATAAACGGTTGCCGGGAAGTAATGCCAATACAAATTGGTGATTATGTTCGTTTTGGCCATATGGGCGATGATGAATACCTAAAATATCAAGAATACTTTACTAATGGCCAAAGATATTTAATAATGTCATGGCAAGATATATGTTTTTTAACTGATAAGGAACAAGCAAATGGCAACTAAACCCGGCTTATATGCCAATATTCATAAAAAGCAAGAACGCATCAAGCATGAAAAGGCTGAAGGCGAAAAAGTAGAACGTATGCGTAAGCCTGGTAGCAAAGGTGCCCCAACTGCTGAAGCATTTAAACAATCTGCTAAGACTGCGAAAAAATAATGGAAATTATTGCAATGTTAATTTTTGTATATATTATTTTAAGTAGGATTTAATAATTATGGCTACTAAAAAACACGATAAACCAATAGAACACAAAACTACTGGCAAGGGTAAGACATATAACCCTACAGATAAAGGTGCTGGCATGACCGCTAAAGGTAGGGCTGAATACAATGCTAAAAATGATGCTAATTTAAAAGCCCCAGCCCCAAATCCTAAGACAGAAAAAGACAAAGGCCGTAAAGCTTCTTTTTGTGCCAGGATGGAAGGCGTAGTTAAGAACGCTAAAGGACCGGCAGAACGGGCTAAAGCTAGTTTAAAAAACTGGAACTGTTAATGTTAAAAAAATTAATTGAATTCTTAAAATCATGTATTTTTGATAAAGAAGAACATATTAAATTTAATGAATCAAATATTTTAAAACCCCGGCCACATTCATTGCGAGCCATAACACGAAAGACCACTATGCCATTAAAGAAATCAACAAGTGCCAAAGCATTTAAAGAAAATATTAAAGCAGAAGTAGGGGCCGGCAAGCCCATTAAACAGGCAGTAGCAATCGCTTATTCCGAAAAACGTGAAGCGGCAAAAAAATCAACAACAACGAAAGGTAAGAAATGATTATTAATTTTGGCGATATGACTATTCAAGAAGCCCAAGTAGTATTGGCTGGACTAAAAAAGCTTCCAATGGAAGTAGTCGAGGCATTACATAACCGCTTATTGTCAACGGCTAATGAACAATTCATAGCCCAGCAACCACAAGTAAACCCTGATGACATTACAATTGTAAAAAAAGCTGAAGAACCAGCTTTAACCGACTAAAGATTACTTTACAAATCATGGACATACCAGTTAATTCAACTACTGACAAAGGCGGTGCCCCATTAGGCAATGACAATGCTAAGAAGGGCAAGATGTTTTACGACCAGTTGCGTAAGATATTGGTACAAAATGACCAGCATAAGTTAAGGAAGATTTCTGAAAAACTGGCAGAGGCCGCTGAAGATGGTGAACCCTGGGCAATTAAAGAAATCATGGATAGGATGGATGGCAAGCCAGTAGCAATACAAGAACTGCAAGGTCCTGATGGGTCACAACTTAAAACTGGTTTTACTTTAGTTTTCGAAGAACCGGCCAATGGCAACAATCCAGGAAGCTAAAGCTAAAGCACGGTTCCCGGCAAAGCTTAAATGTTTATTTGTCCCTGAAAAGGCACGATATAGAGTTCTTTACGGTGGTAGGGGCGGTTCCAAATCTTGGAATATAGCCCGTGCCCTACTGTTAAAAGGTTGTGAACAAAAGATTCGGGTACTTTGCGCCCGTGAATATCAAACTAGTATTAAGGATTCGGTTCATAAATTGCTATGTGACCAAATATTTGCCCTGGGCATAGAAGCCCATTATGAAATAACTGAACGGTCATTACGTGGCAATAACGGTACAGAATTCATATTTGCTGGCGTTAAAAACAATACAAATAACGTTAAATCTATTGAGGGTATAGATATTTGCTGGGTAGAAGAAGCCCAGTCTGTTACCCCAAATTCATGGAACGTCCTGGTCCCAACTATACGTAAAGAAGATTCTGAAATATGGATTAGCTTTAATCCTGAACTGCCGACTGATGAAACTTGGAAGCGGTTTGTCGTGCAACCACCGGAAAACGCAGTAGTTCAAAAAATCAACTGGTCAGATAATCCTTATTTTCCTGAAGTGTTAGACCTAGAACGCCGTGCATTACAAGGCCGTGATATAGAGGCTTATAACAACGTATGGGAAGGAATTCCCCGTCAAACGGTTAACGGTGCTATCTTTGCTAAAGAAGTTACTATGGCTGATTTAGAAGGCCGTATATGTAACGTTCCTTATGATGCAACTAAGCCCGTCCATGCAGTTTTCGACCTCGGTTGGGCAGACCAAACTGCTTGTTGGATACTGCAATTTGTTGGCCAAGAAACACGTTTAATACGTTATTTTGAAGATAGTCAGCAAACCATTGGTTATTATTTAGCCAAGCTTCAATCATTTGGATACCTGTATGACACAATATGGTTACCGCACGATGCTAAAGCTAAATCCTTGGGAACTGGTAAATCCATTGAAGAAATAGTAAGGGCTTCCGGCATGAAGGTACAAATTTTAGGCCGGGTGCCAGTTGCTGACAGTATTAATGCGGCCAGGACAATCTTTAATAAATGCTATTTCGATAGGCAAAATACTGAAGAAGGCTTACAATGTTTAAGACATTATCGTTATGACGTTGACCCTGATACAAAGATGTTTAGTGCCAAACCACTACATGATGAATATTCGCACGGGGCTGATGCATTTCGATATATTGGTTTAATGATAAACGAGCCGAAAAAAGCCCAAGTTCAAAAGTCTTATAGGGCACCGGTAGGCTGGATGGGATAAATATGGCTGGTTATTATGATGACAAAGTTGATTACGCTGATGGTGATGGCGATTCAAGAATTTCAGAAGCAATCGAATTTTTAAGAAATGCGGCCGAAGCTGACACAACTAATCGGGCAGAAGCTTTAGATGACGTTAAGTTTGCCGCCGGTGACCAATGGCCAGTAGAAATACAAAATAGCCGTAATTTGGAAGCTAGACCCTGTTTAACCATTAATAAAATTGATGCGTATGTACGTCAAATAACCAATCAACAACGTCAGCAACGGCCTAGAATTAGTTGCCAAGGCATGAATAATGAAACAGATGCCAAGATGGCAGAAATTATTACAGGCATATGCCGGCACGTAGAAGTAAATTCCAACGCTGATTATGCTTATGACACCGCCTATGATTTTGCAGTACGTATGGGCTGGGGCTATTGGCGTGTTACGACTGATTATGTACGTCCTGATTCATTTGACCAAGAAATATACATCAAGCCAATTGATAATCCATTTACCGTTTACTTTGACCCCAATTCAGTAGCACCGGACGGGTCAGATGCTGAAAAATGCTTGATTACTGTTGTGATGTCTAAAGAAAGCTTTAGAAAGATGTACCCTGATGCTGATGATGGCGGTAACTTTTCTGCCCGTGGCACAGGTGATAGCAATAGTGAATGGGTAACAAAGAACGATA